GCGGTAGAAGAATGTATAATTATATATAAGCTCTCAGAGGAATATAAAGATGGCATTTAACCCACAACAATTTAAACAGAAAAAGAAACGAGCAGTAGATCCAAACGCACCACCACGCCCAAATCTGTTGTCACATGACAAGACCATACGTGAAGGCCAACAGGCATTCACACAGCTAGAAGATCGTGTGCAGAGACAAGCAGAAGAGATCGCAAGATTGAAATCAGATTATACCAACATGCAACAGAGTGTGGCACAGATCTTAAATTATCTACGTAAAGGTCGCTAGTGAGTAACCCAGATCCGTTATATATTGGTAATGAAATGGCCGCATTTGATCGCAAAGATCGTGCGTACTATGACAAGTTTACCGATGAACAACGTAAAAGTTTTTCAACTTACCTAATGCTCAAGTATGGTGCTAATGTATCAGGCAATGCAGACATGCAGGCCTACTATCTCATGGCTACCAATGAGCGTGTTAACAAGAACTTCTTTGATCTAGGTAAACACCCCAAGCTACAGTGGTTATCGTGCACCACGGTTAGTCCACAGATGGGCAACCAATTCCACTATTGGCTCAAGGGTAAGAAAAAAGAAGGTGACAATAAGAGCCAGAAGTTCTTGGCCAAGTTATATCCTACGATGAAATCAGACGAAATAGAATTAATGGCAAAAATCAATGATAAACGAGATATTGCAGACATGGCACGAAACCTCGGACTTGATGACAAATCAATTAAAGCCGAGCTATAAGTGTCGCTATTGTAGTAAAGAGTTCCGCAAGGAATCGACCCTTGCTGCGCATCTTTGCGAAGAAAAAAGACGTTGGCAGGAAGAAAAAGAAACTGGTGTACAGTTTGGACTCCAAGCATACTTACGATTCTATGAACTAACACAAGGATCAGCAAAGATGAAGTCGTACACGGACTTCGTTGCTAGTCCTTACTATCGTGCCTTTGTCAAATTTGGACGTCACATGGTTGGTATCCGAGCTGTTAATCCTAAGATGTTTATAGATTGGGTGATCAAAGAAAACAAAAAACTTGATCATTGGACGCATGAGCGAGTATACTTAGAATACCTACGAGGTTATATGCGTAAGGAAGCAGTCCAAGATGCTCTTGAACGTGCCCTAAAGGAGATGCAGGATTATGCAGACGAACATGGAGAGTTTAAAAATGGATTTAGTGATTATTTTAGGTTTGGCAATCCTAATCGCGTGTGCCATCACATCGCTAATGGTAGGGTTAGTCCTTGGATTGTGTTTAATTGCGATACCGGTGTTGACTTTCTTGATGCTCTTAATGATGATCAAATTGGTCTTATTCTTCCTTGGATAGATCCTGAGTATTGGCAACGTAAGTTTAAAGATTATGTGGCAGATACTGAATGGGTCAAACAGATACTCAAGGACGCTGGATTATAATGGAACAAGAATTAAAAGAAGAATTATTTAAGCTAAGATCTGAAATAGTTAAGATGCATAATGATATAATCTATATACAGCACAGCATAACAAAAATTGCTAAACAACTGAGTGAGTTGTCTGAATCAAAGCCTGAAGAAAAAAACGTAGAAACAATATTCGGAGTCAACACTAAAATTGAAAAACTTTAAGTCAGATATTGATATTGATTTCAGTGATAGGCAACAGGTACTAGACTTGTTAAATGTCACACCAGCCAGCATCATACGTGATGGAAAACTAACACGTCACAATACTGGAGTATATGCTACAGACATACCCGTAGATCCATTCTCAGGATCGGCCAGCTTAGACTATAATGACGCAGAAGCTCGTGGTTATATGAAACTAGACTTACTTAATGTCCATGTTTATAAGCAAGTAAAAAGCGAAGAACATTTAATCACGCTCATGCAAGAACCTGATTGGTCTAAGTTATATGACCCCGCGATATGTAGTCAACTAATTCACATCAACAATCACTATGATACCTTGCTTAAGATGCCTGAGCCCGTAGATAGTATTCCTAGACTAGCTATGTTCTTAGCTGTGATCAGGCCCGCAAAGAGACACCTAATAGGTCGTACTTGGAAGGAAGTTGCTGAGACTGTATGGGATAAGGTTGAGGGCGAGTACGCATTTAAAAAGAGCCATTCTCTTGCGTACAGTCAATTAGTAGTGGTAAATCTTAATCTACTAACCAACCTTTCTAATTAATGTAATACTACGGCGTTTACTGCGTTTATTAGCTATTTCTTTTAGGCTTACGTAAGGGCCATGCTCGATAGTCACATCCTTGCTGTTAAATGTTTTCAGTACTACCCTGAACTCCACCCAATCTTTCTTTAAGAATACATTGATGGGCACTAGCCTATTGCTTTCCCACCACCACTGATCTGCCATCTCTAAAAAGCGAGTTTTCTGTGCTAGGGTACGTAGAGCCGCGTAATCATAGATAGTAGTGATGATTTCATCTGAATTTTGGATGATGCCTATATAGTCATTGCCCCCGTAAATCACGAAGCTTAAAAAGGGATATTGATCTAGTAAATTCTTGTAACTATCTTCCATAGGATTGCGATAAATACTCTAAAGGGATCAGCGAAGTGCCAATCATTACAAGTTATTTATATTCAAATATTTTCACTGTCCAGATTCTGGACTATAATGACCCCACAATTACAACGAGGAACCGAGTCGTGTATCAAAGACCAATAGAAATCTACCGTGGTGCAGATAATCCAATAACCATTAAATTTAAGAACCAGGATCAGAAAGCGGCAAATATTGCGGGTTTGACCTTTAGTGGGTATATCATTGATTACTTAAAAGGCAATGTCGTAGCCAATGTCAGCGTGACTGTTAGCAATGTCACAACTGCTACTGCTAGTACTATGTTGACCAGTGATTTCTTAAACACGCTTCCCCAGAACAAATATAAACTGGCATTCTTAAAGTATGATGGAGTCTATGAAACACCCACATACAGCAATGATAATTTTAATGTCTACGCTGAACTAAACATTAATCCAGCATTTGAAACAGACGCATTTACTTCAAGCACCACAGACTACAGTGGCAATGTTGATCTAGGTACGATATAATGACTGCACCAAGAAGATTACAGTTAAGACGCGGTAATTCAACAGCGATCAGTAGTTATACTGGTGCGGCTGGCGAGTTGGTAGTCAATACCACCAATTGGTCGTTACGTTTACATGATGGATCAACAGTAGGTGGGTATGTTGTAGGTGGTGGCGGTGGCACACTTTATTCTGATAGTAATGTGTTTAGTTATCTAACAAATACATCAACTACACTAACTTCTTTACGAGTTACTACAGCGGCAATAGCACAGATAAATGGCACTAATCCAGGTAGCGAATTAGTAATCCAAACAGGTGGCTTAAACAACTTTAATTTTAGAAGTTCAGGCAACTTAGAAGTACCTGGTAGCATTATACCAACAGCCAACGTAGCATACTCGTTAGGTAATATTACACATCAATGGAATGACTTGTTTGTCAGCAATAACACCATATTCGTTGGTGGGGTTCCGCTAGGCATCGATGCTACAGGTAATCTAACTGTCAATGGCACCGTTATTCCTACTATAAGTTATGTTAATACTGTAGTTGCTAATGTCACAGTTGATCTAAGTTCTTATGCCCTAAATGCTAATGTAACAGCGGCCAATGTAGGATTAAAAGGCTATGTTGATCTAGCCAACACAATACAAAGTGCGCAACTTACATCTGCTAATCTAGGTGTCATTGGTTATATAGACCTTGCTAACACCATACAGTCAGCTCAAGTAGGCGCAGCCAATTTGGCTATCACAGCAGCCAACTTAGGCATGCGAGGATATGTTGATAATCAAATCACTACTATCACAGGCGGTGCTCCAGCGATATTAGATACCCTAGGTGAACTAGCAAATGCACTTGGTGCTGATGCAAACTTATCAGTGACCATAACCAGTCAAATTGCCAACGTCAATGCTAATATTACCACAGCCAATCTTGGTATGAAGGGCTATGTTGATAGCCAAACATTCTACAGTAATGCTCGCGTGGCAACATACTTACAGTATGGTAGTATTAGTAATATCTCAGTGGCAGGTAACGTCACAGCAACTTACTTTGTAGGTAATGGTGCATTCTTAACTGGCATCGTGGGAGGTGCTAGTAACTACGGCAACGTTGATGTAAAAGCCTTCTTAGGAACCGATGCTGGATTTGCTGATGGGTATCAGCGTGTGATCGAAGGTTACTATGCTAACATAATACTTGGTGATACTACAAAATTATTTTCATATGGCAGTAGTTCAAAATCTTATTTTGGTCATGAAGGTTCTGGTAATACACAGATAAACTATGTTCGCGCAGATAACGGAGATGTGAGGATAGCGACCAACAATGGAGCTTATAACTGGATATTTGATAATACCGGTAATCTAACATTACCAGGAGCCACTGCCGGCGAAACCATTGCCACATCAGGCGGTTATATCACCGTGGGTAACCTATTGATAGGGCAAGGCGGCTCCTTGTTCAACTCCAACAACGATAGTTGGGCCTTGTATGGCAACCTCAGCGATCCCGGCACCAGCATCACCATACCCAGCAACGACAGTGCCGGCAATGGTCAGCCTATCACGATTGAAAATCAGATTTCTAATGTTGAAATCGTATCTGGCAATAATACTTGGACATTTAGCACCTATGCCCTAACTTTACCTTCGGGCGCAACTATTTTAGAAAGCGGTTACGGCAGTGCTGGCACTATAAGATTAAAACCCAATGGTGGTACCAGCACACAGTATCTAGAAATAGCACCTACTGCGGTGGATGGTAATCATGTTCATCTGATGGCTGGCAGCGGTACCGAACTGTTCCTAGGCGACGATAA